GAACCAGCCCCAACCAATGAGTTCAAAGCTCGTAGGGAAGCTGCTGCTGGGCCAATGAATCGCATGGTTCAGGGTAAGCCAGGTCTTTTAATCAACAAGAAGTGCAAATTAGTACGCAAATCCCTCTCAGGGGGCTACCACTTTAAGCGTATTGCTGTTGGCGCAGGGCAAGAACGGTTCAAAGATAGCCCAAATAAGAACGAACACTCGCACGTTGGCGATGCTTTTGGCTATTTAATGTGCGGTGGCGGTGAATATCGCCAGTTAACTAGGGGATCACAGAAGCCAAGTGGGTTGCCTTTTGTTGCAAGCACCATGACCAATTCAGATTTCGATGTCTTTTCCTGAAATAGTAGCGGCACTGCCAAAAAGTCCACAATTTACATGGCTGCCTTTCAACAGTGGTCATGTAATGACCATGGACTTGAAGGATTCAGAGTACAGCACTACTTCCAAGATCATGCCTCTGGACAGTATGCTAGAAGCGCAAGCCCAATACGGTCATGCTATCACGGCGCTACTTAATGGCAAGCCAGTTGCTGTCTTTGGCACTGTAAAGATATGGCAGGGGGTCGGAGAAATGTGGATGATCTGCGAAGAACGCCTCCGAGAACACAAAAACTACTTTACTCGTGCAGCTATTGCCTATCGTGATTACACGGTGATAGCAGGAAACTTGCACAGATTGCAAATTACAGTAAGATGTGCTGACCTTAGAGCCGTGCGCTGGGCTTTATTCATCGGTTTTGAAATTGATGGAATGATGAAGCGTTATGGCCCCGATCAATCAGATTTTTTTATGATGTCAAGGAGTTAATCATGGGTGGTTTTGTAAAACAGATATTGGGTATAAAAGATCCAGTAGTCCAAGCATTTCAACAAGCTTCTCCACAAGCTTCTCAAGAAGCAGTTATTGAAAGGCAAGAAGCTGCACAAGCTAGACAACAAACTGAATTAGCGCAACGAGCGCAAGCATCTACTCGTGCAAGGCGTGGCGGTGGTTTGCGTATGCTTTTGTCAGGCGAAGAAACTGGACTTGGCTCCAACAGCAAACTTGGTGGAGGTGCTTAATGGCTACCGACATGAAATCCAAGATGCAATCTAAAGTTGCTAAGACAATGCGTGAGTATAAAGAGAAGGCCACAGAAAAAAGCCAAGCCTCTAAGCCCATGCCAATGCGTGGTCAACGCACAGCAACAAACGCCATGAAGAAGAAGATGTAAATGGAGTGGCACACGCCGCATCTTTACAAATTGAATGGTACGAATGAAAAGCCTTAATAAAAAAATATGGGAAAAAGCTAGACCAAAAAGTCTAGGTGAGCCAAAGCCTCTTTCTTCTAGTGAGAAACAATCAGCTAAAGAAAAGGCAAAGAAGGCGGGTCGCCCATACCCAAACCTCGTTGACAACATGGCAGCGGCTAGAAAAAAATGAGCAAGTACAAAGATCCTAAAGGCGGTCTAACAGAGGCTGGCAGACGCAAGTTTGAAAACTCTGGCGAAAGCAAAGACTTAAAGCCTGGTGTTAAGGCATCTAATCCAAAAGGACAAGATGCTAGACGCAAAGGATCTTTTTTAACTAGATTTTTTACCAATCCAAGTGGCCCTCTTGTTGATGAAAAAGGCAAGCCAACAAGATTGGCGCTTTCTGCAAATGCATGGGGTGAGCCAGTGCCTCGCACAGAAGCTGCTGCTGCAAGATTAGCAGCAAAAGGCAGGGCTATTTTGAAAAGATACCAAGCAAATAAGAAGGATTGATATGGCAAAAATGAGTGTCGAACAGATCTTACAAAGACACAAGATCGCCAAGAACAAGAAGGAAGACTTCCGTAGCATTTATGAAGATGCTATGGAGTTTGCTTTGCCACAGCGTAATCTGTATGGCGGTGAATATGAAGGGCGTGTTGGTGGTGCAAAGAAGATGTCACGAGTCTTTGACTCTACTGCCATTAACTCTACCCAGCGTTTTGCAAACCGTCTTCAGTCAGGTATCTTTCCTCCACAGCGCAAGTGGTGTCGCCTAGAGCCAGGTACTGATATTCCTATGGAGCGCCGTGGGGAAGCACAGCGAGCATTGGATCTGTACAACGACAAGCTATTTGCAGTTTTGAAGCAGTCAAACTTTGACATTGCTATGGGTGAGTTCTTGTTAGACCTTGCTGTTGGTACTGCTGTAATGCTAGTCCAAAAGGGAGATGCTGTATCTCCAATTAACTTTATCCCTGTCCCACAGTACCTAGTCAGCTTTGAAGAAGGCGCTAATGGTCAGGTGGATAACGTCTATCGCAATATGCGGATTAAGGGTGAGTCCATTCAGATGCAATGGAAAGATGCCAAGATCCCTGAAGACTTGCAAAAGCGTATCTCAGATAAGCCTACAGAAGATGTTGACCTGATTGAAGCTACTGTCTACAACATGGATCGTGGTGACTTTGGTTACTACGTCATTGATGAAAAGAGCAAGAGCCAGTTGGTCTATCGCAAAATGAAGTCTAGCCCATGGGTTGTAAGCCGCTACATGAAAGTAGCTGGTGAGATCTATGGTCGTGGCCCTGTTCTTACAGCATTGCCTGACATCAAGACTCTCAATAAAACCAAAGAGTTGCTGCTTAAAAATGCATCATTGGCTATCACTGGTGTATATACAGCGGCTGACGATGGCGTACTGAACCCTGCAACAATCAAGATTACACCTGGTGCAATCATACCTGTTGCTCGTAACGGTGGCCCACAAGGTGAGGCATTGAAGCCTTTGCCTCGTGCTGGTGACTTTAATGTCAGTCAGATTGTTATCAATGACTTGGTTCAGTCAATCAAGCGTACTTTGTTGGACGAGTCTTTGCCTCCTGACAACATGAGCGCACGATCGGCTACTGAAGTTGTAGAGCGTATGAAGGAATTGGCGCAGAACTTAGGATCTGCCTTTGGTCGTTTGATCAATGAAACCATGATTCCCTTGGTTACAAAGATCCTTGAAGTAATGGATGACGATGGCATCATTAACTTACCGTTGCGTGTCAATGGTTTAGAAGTTAAGGTCAGCCCAGTTAGCCCATTGGCAATGGCTCAGAACTTGGATGAGATTAATAGCATTGTGCAGTTTATGCAGATTGCACAAGGACTTGGCCCTGAAGCTCAGTTGGCTATCAAGCCAGGTGCTGTTATTGACTACATTGCTGACAAGCTAGGCGTACCTGCTAGTGTCCGTGCTAATGCACAAGAGCGTAAAGCCCAAATGGATCAGATGGCACAGATGGCTCAACAAATACAGCAGCCTCAACAGGCAGCGTTACCAGCCCCTGGAGCTATGCCAGCATGAGTTGGGATGACTTAGAAACCACAGCTACATTCCAGCCAGAGCAAACTGGTGTTGATTTAAACCTACAGATGGCACGAGCGTTTGCCACTGATGAGGGAAAGATGGTGTTGGCATGGATGAGAGAGTTCTATCTTGAACATCCATGTTGGCAACCTGGTGCGGATCAGTCATTGGGTTTGTTTCGTGAGGGACAAAACAGTGTGATCCGTGATATTGAAAACCGCATTAGAAAGGCGAAAAACCAATGAGCGAAGCAAATGATAACCCTGGCCTGTTAGAAGCCGCCGCAGCAGAAGAAGCGCCAGCAGAACAGACAACCGAGGGCCAAGAGCAGAGCATTCCCCATTTGCAGGGGCAAGAGGCTGAAGATGGCCCATTAGAGCGACCAGACTTTTGGCCTGAGAAGTTTTGGAACAAAGAGAAAGATGAGCCTGATTTAGAAGGCATCAGCAAGTCTTATGTGGAACTAGAGAAGAAGTTCCGTTCAGGATCACACAAACCTCCTGAAGATGGCAAGTACAACCTAGAAGCTGCTGGTTTGTCAGAAGATGACCCAGTTGTTAAAGCATATGCTGGATGGGCGCAGAAGTACGGCATCTCCCAGCAAGCCTTTGATGACCTAGCCAAAGAAGTAACTAGTATGTCCAATGGGCAGCAAGATGCTGTTAGACAATCCACGGAGCAGGAATTGGAAGCACTTGGCCCTAATGCCAAAGCAATCATCTCCAACATGGCTTCTTGGGGTCGTGGGATGGTCAACAAGGGCATTTGGAGTGACGATGAGTTTACTGAGTTCACCAAGTGGGGTGACACAGCAAGGGGGATTAAAGCCCTATCTAAGCTGCGTGAGACTTATGAGGGCAGAGTTCCATTGGATACCCTGAAAGCTGACCCTGAAGGCTCTGTCTCCAAGGAAGAACTAGACTCCATGGTTGCAGATCCAAGATACAAAAAAGATCCTGCTTTCCGCAACAAAGTTGAAAAGCTTTTTTACAAGATGTATGATTAAGGCGTTAGCTTGCAGTTGCTAACTTCTCCGTAGATCTTAGCCCCTACTTGCGTGGGGGCTTTTTTTTGTCTATAATTAAGTCGTTGCCGTAGGAAGTAACTTTCGTAAGCCGTTTACTCATGCCTCTTCTACCTTTGGGTAGTTCCTACAGGGGGCAGTAGTAAGCGGCTTTTTTACTTTCTATTACTTCCGTACTCCATACGATAGTAAGCACCTGCATGGGTGGCGTGGAAGTAAACACAGGGCTTGGATACACCCCCAAGATAACCCTACTAGCCTGTTAGCGAGGGACTAGGGTAAACACTAATACATGGGTGGGACAAGTTAGTGTTGGATGAATCGCTGCCTCATGGGTTTACTGGGATGGTTTGTTTTAGGGGATAACTACCCTTAAAAGCATGACCCTTCGGGTAGGAGTGGAAGCATTGGCTACCACCCTTGGGGGAACTATGCCTAAATATATTTAATAAAGTACTTGACAAGTGCAAATAATGACTATAATGCAGCCGTGGACAACCGAAAGGCCCATGACAGCAGTAGTCTGCTCCCTGGTGCGGGGGTAACGTACAAGTCACGGCCCAGAATCTTCTGGATAACCAGCGGCGATATTTTTTTATCAACCGTTCTCTAGGAGAAACAAATGTCAGTTAGCATTTCTAACGCCTTTGTAACCCTGTTCGATACGGAAGTTAAACAAGCGTATCAAGCTGATGCTGTCTTGCGTAACTCTGTCCGTCTTCGCACTGGTGTTACTGCGTCTACCCACAAGTTCCCTAAAATTGGTGCTGGTGTTGCACAAGTCCGAGTCCCTCAGACTGATGTAACTCCTTTGAATGTGACCTACTCTCAGGCCACAGTCACACTAACCGACTACATTGCTGCTGAATACAGCGATATTTTCAGCCAAGCCAAAGTAAACTTTGATGAGCGTCAAGAACTCGTTCAAGTTGTTGGTAAGGCAATTGGTCGCCGTTCTGATCAGATGATCATTGATGCATTGGCTAACTCAAGCACCAGCTTGACCGTTGCTACCAGCATTGGTGGTTCTGCCACGAACATGAACATGGCTAAGTTGCGTGAAGCTGCTCGTTTGCTTAATACGTCTAACGTACCAGCAGAAGATCGTTACATCGTGATTCATGCTTCACAATTGTCTAGCTTGTTGTCTGAAACTGCTGTTACCAGCAGCGACTTCAACAGCGTCAAGGCTTTGGTGCAGGGTGATATAACTAGCTTCATGGGCTTTAACTTCATCACAATCGGTGATCGCACTGAAGGCGGTTTAACTGGTGGTGGTTCAGGTTCAACTCGTGTTGTGTACGCCTACCACAAAATGGCTGTCGGCATGGCTGAAAGCATGGCAATCCGTTCTGAAATCAATTACATCCCTGAGAAAACTTCTTATTTGGTGTCTTCGATGTTCAGTGCTGGTGCTACCGCTATCGATGCTGGTGGTATTGTTGCAATCACTTGCACTGAATAAGGAGCATAAACATGGCTTTCTCAGCAACTGGATTTAATTCCGTAGGTGGTCAGTCTAAATCGGGTAATGCACCCGCTATTTGGACTTACTCCAGCACTGATGCTCAATCAGTAATTCGGGCTTCAGGCTATTTCAACAGCGTTGCATCGTTGTTAAAAGTCGGTGACTTGATTTTCTGCTACAGCGCCACTGGTGGTACTCCTGTAATGTCCACAGCTTACGTGAACAGCAACTCTGCTGGAGTTGTTGACATCACTGATGGTGTGACCGTTACTGCAACTGATACTGATTAATCACAGTATCAAACGAATAGGCCAGTCACTGAGTATTCGGGGACTGGCCTTTCACACATCTGAGGTGACAAATGGCTGCTGGTGATACCGACATTCGTATTTGCTCTGATGCCTTGCTTATGCTTGGCGCTAAGTCAATCTCGTCTTTTAACGAGGGAACTACAGCATCCAATACTTGTGATCGTCTGTATCCTGGTATAAAGAGTTCAACGCTTCAGTCCTATCCATGGTCTTTTAGCTTCAAAAAAGTTGTGTTGGCACAGACGATTAATACGCCTGTCAATCAATACAAGTACGAATACCAATTACCGTCTGACCGTCTTGGCGTTATCAGGCGAGCATTTAACAGCACGGCAATAGGTGCTGGAACTTTTACTGACTGGGTTATCCAAGGCGATAAGCTTTTGACAAATCAAGAGCAAGTAGTAGTTGATTACCAGTTTTTGCCAACAGAGTCTCAAATGCCAGCGTACTTCGTGCAATTGCTAAAGTACATGATGGTATGGCATTTGGCAGACCCAATTACAGACCAAGTAACTAAGACTCAATACTGGCAACAAGTAGCAGTTGGCTCTCCTGGTGAGAACAACCGTGGTGGCTACTTCCGTACAGCTATGGTCATTGATGGTCAAGGCAATACGACACAAGCGTTTGAAGACTTTAGCTTAATTGCAGTGAGATACTGATGACTCGTATTGTTGCAATGCAAACCAACTTTAGTAGCGGTGAAATTGATCCGTTGCTAAGAGCTAGGGTTGACCTTGACCAATACAAGAATGGCGCTGAGACACTGACTAATGTTGTTGTCCAGCCCCAAGGTGGTGTGCGCCGCCGTGGTGGGTTAAAGTACCTTATGGAAATCCCTAGCGCAGCAACTCCTGCTAGTGGTACTCGTTCAGTAGCATTTGAGTTTTCTGTAGATGAAAGCTATATGTTGATTTTTGTAAATCAGCGTATGTATATCTTCGAGAACAAAGTTCTTATCACAAACATTAACGGTAGTGGCAATCCCTACCTTGCTGTTTCTACGATTACAAGTTCCATCTTGTCAACAATGTGTTGGACACAATCTGCTGACACATTGATCATTACGCACAAAGAAATTAATCCGATTAAGATTGTTCGTGGTGGGTCTAGTGCCACATGGACTGCAAGTAACATTTCATTTGTTGGCATTCCTAAGCACGCATTTACATTAAGTTTGACTAATCCTGCTGGATCAATAACACCAAGCGCAACGTCAGGTTCTATTACCTTGACAGCTTCTTCAGGTGTTTTTACATCAGGAAGTGTTGGTCAGTATGTCAATGGAACAACCCAAGGTCGTGCAAGGATTGTTGAGTTTACAAGCACAACTGTTGTTAGTGCTGTAACTGAGATCCCGTTTTTTAGCACATCTGCAATTGCATCAGGCTCATGGGAATATGAGTCAGGCTATGAAAATGTTTGGTCTTCGACTAAAGGATGGCCTCGTACTTGTACTTTTCATGAAGGTCGCTTGTACTTTGGTGGTAGCAAGTCCCGCCCATCTACGTTATGGGGAAGCAAAGTATCACAGTTCTTTGACTTCAATCCTGACCAAGCTTATGACGATGATGCGGTAGAAGCTACGCTAGATACCAACAGCTTGAACATTATTACTGACATTATCAGTGGTCGTGACTTGCAGGTGTTCACAACTGGTGGTGAGTTCTATGTTCCACAGTCAGGTCTTGATCCAATCACGCCAACTAACTTTTTTGTAAAGACTGTTAGCCGTAATGGATCTCGTGAAGGTATGCGTGTACAGACATTGCAATCAGGAACGATCTATGTACAACGCCAGGGCAAAGCCCTTAATGAGTTTTTGTACAGCGACACTACGCTATCTTATGTAAGTACATCAATCAGCTTGCTATCAAGCCATCTGATTAATGATCCTATTGAGTTAGCTTTGCGTAAGGCAACAAGCACAGATGAAACTGATGCGTTGCTTATGTTGAATGGCGATGGAACAATTGCCAACTACTCTATTCTTCGCCAACAGAATGTGGTAGCACCAAGTAGGTTAACTACTGATGGATTATTTAAAGACATAGGCGTTGACATTGAAGACATCTATGTTGTTGTAAAACGCACATTTAACAGTGTTGATAAGTATTATGTAGAGATCTTTGATGCCACTACATTTACAGATTGCAACTTTACTGGAGGTGTTGCTACAACAATTTCTAGCTTGCCTCACATTGGTAAAACATTGAATGTAATTGCTGATGGAAGTGTTCTATCTGATGAAGTTGTAAGTGGTGGTGGATCTATCACGATGGATAGAGCAAGTGCTACCAGCTATGAAGTTGGTTTGCCATTTAATACTACGATTAAGACGCTACCTGTAGAGC